TGCTGTTGCTGTATCTGTTGTAAGTGCTGTTGCTGTTGCAACACCATTTGAAGATACCAATGTATTAATTGTTGCGCCACTCTTTAGGTTTCCGAATACATCGTATCCTGTTACCTTAAGTGTTGCTACTGTGCCTGCTGCTCCAGATGCTGGTGCAGTCAAAGCGATTGAGTTCAAAGCACCTGCGGTACCTTGTACATAATATGTAGTTGTGTTTCCACCAACAGTAACTGCTACTGTTCCTACTGCTGTAGTTTTAGTATATACATAAAACTCTGCTGTTGTTCCTGTTCCAACATTAATTGTTAGAGCAGATGATCCGCTTGAAGCAGTAACTGGTGCAGTTGATGTTGCCAAAGCTGGCACAATAGTTGCATTTGTTGCAACTGCTGATACTGATGTTCCTGTGTCAACAGATGTTACAGCAATCTTCAATGCATCTGCTGCATCAATGCTGTTGTCTGCTGGTACTGGAAGTGCTACAGGAGCCGTTGCTGCTGTACCACCTGTTGCTGCAGAACCCGCAACTGTCAAAGTTGTGGTTGCAGCATTTGCTGCGGTTGATACAAGCATTGTGCTAGTCAGGGCTGCAGCGATGATTAGCGATACTTTCTTAAATGAGTTCATTTAATTTATTTCTCCTTAATTAATCTGCCTCTAGATGAGCGCAGAAATCTAGTGTAGTTCTATTACTTTAACATGAAAAGAACAAGGGTCTCCACCCTCGCTCCATTCTTGTTCTTCTTCATCGGTCATGGGCGGGCCTTCATGAGTATCACAAAATACGTCAGAAATCCAACCTTTGTCATAACCAAACTTCATCCACGAATTAAAATCTAGATCCATTGGTCTAGTTCCTTTAACATTACGTGTTTTGGCTTAGCTCCAATGATTGTCTTCATTGGAATGCCATCTTCAAATAATACCATAGTTGGTATTGAATGTACAGAGTATTCAGAAGTTTTTATAGGATTCTCATCAATATTTAACTTACCAACGAGTATCCCGTGCTCTTCTGATATCTCATCTAGGATTGGGGAAACCTTTTTACAAGGCCCACACCACTCAGCCCAGAAATCAACTAATACTAAACCTTTAGATTTAATAACTTCTTCAAAGCTATTGTCTGTTAAAATCATTTTGCCTCCACATGGGTAGGCCAGTAGTAGTTACAAGACTCACAACAGGTGTAGCCCATATTTTTATAGTCTGCGAAATCACTATAGAAGTAATAGTGTTCAGGATCCTTTTCAAATAATCTTCCTTTATGAGTATAATGAAGCTTCTTGTTGTTTAACCACCAAGGAGTATCAGACTCTAATCCTAGAAAGTTTTCTTCATATATCTCATCAAATTGGATGTGAGTTGTATTTTTGTACCCACGTAGGATTATTTCCTTAATGATGGCTTCATTGTACAGGAACAAAAAGTCTTCATGTCCCCGCCACATTTTAACTGCTGGATGGTTGCGCCAAGCGCCCGATTCACCGTACATTCCAGCTAATGATTTAAGTATTTGTAGGTTTTCTACACTTTGTTTAATTAATCTTTTGCGATCAAGATGCTTTGCAGTATCATGAAAGTCCGCCTCTGGTAAGAATGTTTGCATGTTACCTATTCTACTAAATATTCAAAGGCTAGTCAATACTAGTCTTTGTCTTTTAATTCATCTGCTGCAGCATTAAATTTATTCATAAATGTTTGAATAACCCAAACTGCAGTTTCTCCAGCATTTATAGCCATTGCTTTTGAAGCTTCCTCAGTTCTATCTTCAATTGCCATTCCGTTATACCATCTTTGATAAAGTTCTTCACCAATTTCTTTAATTATTTCTTCAAGTACAGTCATTTGTTTATCCATTTATTGCTCCTTTTAAATTAATCAATCTTACGGCTCCGTCGTAGCCCCTTATAATATTAGAAGTTTTATAAAATAATTTATACAAGGATTTTGTATTCATAGAAGGATTATAAGCATATAGATCAAGCCATTTTGCTGCTGCAATTTGAGTTGCAACAGAGGTGCCCATAATTTTACGTTCCTCCCCCTTTGGGTAGATAGCTTTTATTGAACCTTCAGTATAAAAATCTAATCTTTTTGAATCAGAATTTGTATAGTAATCTAGGCCTGATCTTGTAGCAGAACCTACGGAAATAGAATCTAGGATACAAGCTGGCCAATCTATTCTAGATTTATCACTATCATTTCCCGCTGGGAAAAATGAAGGTATATCATAATCTAATAGTAGTTTTACTGCAATCTCAACTCCCGTACTTTCATTGCAGTAGGTAGGGTCCTTAGTTGCAAATCTATGATCTCCTTGAGACATTGAAACAGCTTTAATATTAAATTTATCTTTATTATCAAAGACCCAAAGCATGGCATTAACAACAGTTTTTTCTGATGCTGGCTGTTTATTGCCATATTGATCTTGCCCAGAAATTCTTACAAAAACTATATTAATGTCTGGATTGGTTATAAGGGCTGTTGACGCCATTCCTGTACCGTGATAAAAAGGTTCTTTACCGTACATTGATTCTGTCATTGAAGCAGACCCTGGCCCTTCCATAAAAGATTGACCATTAGGACAAGTGTCCCATTCTAAAACACATGCTTCGTATATAAGTTTATCTTTAAATATTGGCAAAGAAGAATCTATAGCTGTATCTAAAATAGCTAATGTTGGTTTTGGTATAGTTGTATTTTTTATTTTTTTAACAGCAGAATATGCCTCTGATACAGATAAAAAAGAAATTAATGATACAGCTAGTAATGTAACAATTATTTTACGCATATATCATATTCTACTAAATACCAGCAGAATGTCAATAGCTATTCATTATCTAATTTATCTAATTTAGCCTTATACCACTTACCAGCATCTAACTGGGTGGGTGATTGTAGGCCTTGAGATTCTAATAGATTAGATAGTGTTTGTGTGTAAAGATCAACCATCATTTCTAATCTAACTACTTGCATTTCCAAAAGTCTTAGTCTTTCTGACTTTCTCATTCGTCTCTTCCCATTCTATCTACAGGGGTAGGTGCCGTAGCAACACTACCACAACTAACACATTCCATGTCTAAGAAATATGTAGCAATTTCAAAATCTTCAAAAATAACCTTAAGATTCCATATGTTAGATCCACATGGGCATAGGTGCGTAGGAGTGCCTCTTAAATCTATTGAATTATCATAACTGTCTGGTTTTAAAGATAAGGCATCTTTTGGACCAGATGGTTCTCTTTCAACATCTTCTTTGTCTACTAAAAAAATTTCATAATTTTCAAAAAATAATTTAACATTGTTTTTTATTTTTGATACCCATAAAAATATCAAAAATGCTATTGAAATTCCTAGAAGCCACTTCATAATACCATTATACACTAAACTTGAATATATGTATAGGGGGCTGAAACAGCCATATTAAATTCAGATGCAGCTTCAAGCGCTGCCTTTAATCTTATGCGTGGGTTCTTTTGTTTTTTAGTAGCATGTAATGCTCCTAGGGCTATTTGTCCGCCGCTTCCTTCCGCCATATAATTAACTATATTTTCTCCAACGTGAAAGTCTTCATCTATTGTAAATATTCTTCCACATACTCCAACAATAAAAATTCCACCTGTATCCTCATCTGAGCCACCGATAGTACCAAATCCATTATCTTTAAATGTTTGCTTAACAGAGTCAACAAATTTAGTTCTCATAAATTTATCAAGCCCTGAATTTGTTTTTGTAGGGGTATACTTTGGCGGTGCCCAATGGTACTGCAGAATTTGACCCATTCTAAAAGAATCAGTAAATGCTACTCCATATTGTCCAACTTTAAAAACTTTAGGATCTTTTCTGGCAAGAATCCATCCAGTTTTATCGTCTGATGCTGCATGATCAGCACCCATGTAAACTATGCCATTTTGGGCAATTGCAACTATACAGGTCATATTACCAGTATACTAAATAAAAATTCGAAAGTCTACTCGTGCATACCTATATGCGTTAATTTTATTAATGTTGACTCCAGTTCAGCCTTAACCTCAATCAGTTCCTGAAGAGTGTTATAGTATCTATCTCGCCATTCAATTAAATCTCTCTCAAGTTTGTACAGCTTAATCTCAAGATCTTTTAATTCCATTTTGAGCATGTCTTGTTCACGCTCAACTATCCTGGCTTTTTCTTTTTTTGATTCTTTATAATTGCTTACGAATGCTGTTCCCATACCGCTCAAAATTGAGGCGGCAATAACAATAATTATAGAATTAGAGTCCAGGGTCATAATAAACTAATTATACCTTAAAATAGGTGCTAATACTTAATTATATTTACACAAGCAATTCTGAAGCTGAAATATCATTTCCACAATATCTTTTCTTCACAATAAACTCTTTGACAGCATCTGATCCCAATTGTCTTCCAGCAAGTATAACAACCCACCTAGGCTCAAATTTAGATGTTATGCATGTTTCACACATAAATAGGTTAATTGGTATCAAAGAAGACTTTTTTACATTTAACTTATTCTTGCTTTTGTTACAGGAGTAACATAATATTTTTTCCATTAATTAGATTCCTCTACGTGCTCAAAAACAATTTCATCCATTATGGTAAATTCATCATTTTCTAACACTTCTTCTACTTCGATACCATCTTTTTGGTATCTAACTTTTGATGCATATAGGCCCAAGCTTTCTACTGAACCGTATACTCTTTCAGCATGAATAAATACGATTTTAATTACCTCGTAGTATTCTCGCACTTGGTACCCCCTCTAACTCACATCTTACTCCGTAAGATTCGATTAACTTTTTAACCTTTCCAACATAATCAATTATCATTTCTTTTTTAATACCTTGGTATTGTAAAAAATTATCTTCATATAATCGTATTGCTAAAAAATCTGGGTACTTAGCTATATCCATTTGTAAATTCATGTCTGGCTTTTTAATTTCTCTAATTCTTTTTGCCATCTCTTTGGTATAAAAAACAGGTTTATTTGGTTCTCCAGTCCATTCATTTATTCCATATTTAAAATGATCTTTATCTTTATTTATGAATTCCATTTTTAACCCTTATTTTTTTCCAAACTTCTGGTGTTTTATGCAAGTTTCTTGTTTTATCAATAGATCCAGAATTTAAATAAATTCCTCCCCATACTCCCTGCTCATCGTTATCAACTCCTGCCTGATAACACATTTTAGAAACTGGACAACTTAAACAAGCTTCATCAATGCTTTTTGCTATATTTATATCTGCCTCATACTTATCATAGAATAAGTTTGTGTCCATGCCTCGACATATGCCAAGGTGGAACCAATCTAGATCATCTTCATCTACACCTAAATCATTTAAAATGTTTGACATATTTTACTGGCAGCTTCCATATTCCTTGTTCATTAACAGGTATTCTTTCTGCAATACCCCATTGATTTTTTCGGAACATTCCCTTTATATTTGTAAAGCCGCCTGGATTCTGTTTCCATATTAATAAATCATAATTATCCCAATATGATTCTTGATTTTTTGTTTTTGATCTTTCTATAAAGACTTCTACACCTTTGAGTGTAAGATTAAGCACTTTCTTTCCTATCTAGTAAGTCCGCCTAGATTATTAGCTGGTCTGGCAGGTCTCGATCCTGCGAACTTTCGATTAACAGTCGAATGCTGTACCAACTCAGCTACAGACCATTGATATAGCTTAATAGGCTTGTAACTTTTAATTTACTATCACCAAGTAAGCCTAGTGCTGTGTTGCATTGATTACACAATACTCCACGAACACATTTACCACAAGATCTTGCTTTATCGCAACAATTGTGATCATGATCTATATTTGTTGCTTCTCTTTCTTTACAAGAATGGCATTTGCCACCATATAAAGAAAGCATCTTATCGTATTCTTCTTTAGACAAATGATGCCTTTTCCAGTTTCCACCATAAAGGCCATTTCTTCTAATATTTTCTTGCCTTTGATCAGGATTGTTTTTGTAATATTGCTTTACATAAGCAGTATGACATTTTTTACAAGTCCCTCTCCTACCGTCTTTATAGTTTTTGCCTTTAGCAAAAGACTCTAGGTCTTTTTCCTCATTGCATTTAACACATATTTTTAGCATAACATAATATTATCATATGTTGAGCTAATTGACAATAGCAGAAACCGCAGTTTCTATGTATTATTATACAGCAAAAACTGCGGTCCTGTCAACGATTTTATTTAGTTTTTTCTACTATTTTAATAATATTTACTTTTTTTATTTCATCGTCTGTATTAAATATATCACCAACGTAGTCTCTGGCGTCTGTTTCGCTAAAGGCAATTACCTCTAATTCGACATCCATTTTTACTTTATAGGTGTTCATATATCAATTATACCATTTTATTAAATTTAATTATAGTCTGGATCATCTTCTGGCTTTACCTTAGTAGGTGTGCCTGAATCTGCTGAAATTATAATATCTTGTCCAGTCTGCTTGGCTTCTACTTTTAGATCTGCTTCGCTTTTAGCTTTTGTATCTACTGATGCAAATGCTGCATTAATTTCATCTAGATCTAACTTGCCGTCATTCATAAATCCACGAGCAAGCTTTTCAACAACTGCTGCAACTGCTGTTAATCCAGCAACTGTTACTGCCTTAACGACTGAAATTCCAGCCACTGCTCCAGCACCAATTACACCAAGACCACTTGCTGCAAATACAGCAACGATTCTTAATAAAATATTTCCAATTGATTTCATTACCTTATTACCTCTTTCTTTTAATTTTTTTATATTTATTCCTTTGGTTTGCGTAAACGGAAAGTTATAATCCACAAAATAACTGCGTTAATTGTGATATAACCAACGACTGTCTTAGCCGATCCTGTTAAGACTAACCAGCCAACAAATAGACCAACAAAGGTCCAAATTTGTTCAGCAAGATCAGAAGCTAAATCTCTTAGAAATTTCTTCATTCTCCGAACCTCCTTCTAAAGGCTGCAATTTGTCCTAAGACTATTGTAGCAAGTAATACTTTCTTGGCTTTCTTTCTTGTAATTGGTGACATATCATTGCCTATATTGGCAAGGGCTGCATATGCCTCTCCTACTGCTTGTATTGCCTCCCCAGCCCCTGGGATGGCATCAAGAGCAGCGGGTAAAAAGATGCACATATCTATTTCATGCTCATCTCCGTTTGAATCTACATGTATTTCTTTGCCTTCCTCATCTTTTATTGTAACGCATACAACTTTAGGAATAACTGGAACTGCAATATCTGGAGCATTAAATGTAGTTCCGCCAGGCTGCCCAATAAACGTTTCTGTTGTTGTAATTGCATCTGGAGGTATTGGCAATCCAGAACCTGGAGGTGGTGGAGGTGGCGTTAATTTTCCATCTTCGCCAACAACTTGAGGTTGAGATTTTGTTCCAAAAAATTCTATACCACCATTTTCAACTCCAGGTTTGTCTTCTTGAATATGAGGTACTAAAACTTCTTTTGGAGCTTCTTTTACAACTGTATCTGATAGTTGATCTGGACTGTTGCTTATCAATCCACCCACAATATTTTCTGGTTGTGGCTCTGGCTGTGGCTCAGGCTGTGGCTCAGGCTGTGGCTGTAACTCTGGCTGTGGCTCAGGCTGTGGCTCAGGCTGTGGCTCAGGTTGTGGTTCAGGTTGTGGCTCAGGTTGTGGATCTGGTTGTGGCTCAGGCTGTGGCTCTGGTTGTGGATCTGGTTGTGGCTCAGGCTGTGGCTCTGGTTGTGGATCTGGCTGTGGATCTGGCTGTGGCTCAGGCTGTGGCTCTGGTGCAGGTGTAGGTGCTGGTTCAACAACTGGTGCAGGTGCTGGTGCAGGTGCTGGTTCAACAACTGGTGCAGGGGCTGGTGCAGGGGCTGGTGCAGGGGCTGGTGCAGGTGCTGGTGCAGGTGCAGGAATTGAATTAACAGTTGCTTGTGCTTCTTGAATAACTGTTGGTGCTGCTATTACATTTTGTACAGCAGTAGATACAATTGCAAGAGATTCTGTTTTATTAGATAATTCTGTATTTGCATTATTTAAAGAAGTTACAGTATTTTGTGAAACAGTTGCAATAGTTGGAATCACAGTATTTGAATTTGTTGTATTTGCTGCAACAACTGCAGTAATTGCAGTATTTAAAGTAGCAATTTGTGCATTAGCAGCATTAATTGCTGCTTGAACTGTTGCTGTACTTGTATCCACAATTGGAGTAAATGATGCACCTTGATTTATTGTGCCATTAAATCCAGGACCGCTATTTGTATCTTGTATTGCAGTTATTGCACCATTTGTTCTTTCTCTTACATTAAATCTAGCCCCAGTTGGTATCGGACCAGTCACACTTACATCTGCCATCCAAGCACCGTCTGCTGGGTTAACATCAGCATTAAATCTAATTTGTGTCATTTGTGTATCAGCAGTCATTTGTGGGTAAGGTCTAACATCCCAGGCTACAGATAACGTACTTGCAGTTGTTGAATAAGTAACACCAGATCCATTGCTCCATGTAGTCCAATCATATCCCGCTACAGATACAGATGGTGCATTTGGGGTGGAGTAATAATTTGAACCTTCGTTTACTCCAAATGTGATTGTTGCGTTAGATCCTACATATACATTTGAATATAGTACTCCGCCCATTTGTAAACTAAATGGAAGAGTCATTCTAACTCCAGCATCATCGACATTAGAAAGAACATTCTGAGTTGTTCCTATGGTTGCGGCTAATGCGTTAACTGCATCTTGAGCATTATTAATTGCTACATTTGCTTGAGTTAATTGTGTTTGAGCTTCTGTTCTTGCAGGTGCTACTGCTGCTACTGCAGTTGTGGCAGTAGCTATTGTGGCTGTAGCTGTATCTATTGCTGTTTGTGCTGTTTGAATTAAAGCTGTTGCTGTTTCAGATTTAGAAATTTCTGTTGCAATTGCTGTTGCTACTTGTGTTACAGCGGTTGGAGTTTCTGTCATAAATGAAGTTGCAGAGGCAATAATTGTAGTTGTAGCAGATTCAATTATTGGCTGTGCAGCTACTATGGCTGCCTGCGCTACCGTTACTTGTGGAGTTTGTGTGGTTGAATTTTGAGGTATTGCTTGTACTGCTTGGGTAACTGCAGTTACTGCTGATGTAACAGATTGTGTAATAGCTGTTGCAGTAGATGTTTCGCTAGACAGGTTTGTTACTTCTGCAACTGCAGATACTGCTGTAGATGCTGCAGTATTAGCTGTAGATACGGCTGCATTAGAAGTATTTACTGCTTGTATTGCTGCTGTAATTGTAGCAGTTGCTGTATCTGATGCTGCTACGGCTTGTGCAACTTCAGTAGTTGCTGTTGCTAATGCTGTATTGACTGCCTGCTGTGCAGGACTTACTACAACCTGCTCTGATCCAGATGGGACATTGTCAGCATAGGAATATGACGGGCCAAAAAGAAAAAGCCAGCCAACAATAAACAGGCTGGTTAAAAAGTATTGAAACTTTCTAGTCAATTAGGAACTCCTAGTAAAACAATATTTTTGTTTACTAAAGAATTATATCACAATGATATTGTTAAATTAAGCTAGTTAACTGTTATCTGTTTTATAAAAACCAGTTCCTTTAAACTGTATTCCAAATGAGCCATAGTGTCTTATCATTACAGAGTTGCACTTTTCACAGATGTATTCTGGTTCTGCATCTTTAATTGACCGCTCAAATGTTTTTGTTTCATCTGGTGAACACTGACACTTATATTCATAAAATGGCATTTTTTATCTTTCTATGTTGGTGAGCAGTTTTTGGACATGCTCAGGTCCATCCTGCGGGTAGCGGCCCGCTATCTGCGACTCCCCAGTGACGGGGTGCAGATATCTATTATATCTTATTTGATTTTAATTGTTTTTGGCTTCTTTTCCTCTGGAACAATACGTTCCAAAGAAATACGCAACATGCCATCTTTAACTTCTGCGCCAGTTACTTCAATGAATTCAGCTAATGCAAATTCACGGGTAAACTTACGGGCTGCAATACCCTTATGGATTACCTTTTCTCCTGTTGCTTCAGTTTTAATTTCACCTTTTACTGTAAGTGTTTGTTCATTTACAGAAACATCAAGATCAGATTTTGAAAATCCAGCTACTGCTACTTCAATGCAGAAACTATCTTCATCATCCATCTGAATGACGTTATATGGTGGGTATGTTGATTGTGTTGCGTGATTGTGGATTCTTGACAATCTTTCAAAGTCTCTATTGAATCCGATAAAAAATGGATCATTAAAAAGATCCAAAGTAAATGTATTTACCATTTTTGCTCCTTTTAAGCGAGTTAAATTAGTATCCCCATAAGGCGGATACTAATATATTATATCATTTTTTAGTTACAGATTACAACTACTTTTTAGACTTTGATCTTGCTTTAGCTAGGGCCTCAAAATCTTTAACCTTAGTTTCTCCAAGGTACACCCAAGCATAACCGTCTTGAATCATTTGTTCATTAATTGAAATTTTAGATCCATCTAGATATACCCAGCCTAAAATACGTCCATATTTTTCTGATGAATCCATTTTCTCTGTTTTGATCACTACGTCTTTAGCTTCTTTAATTTTAGACTTAAGATATTCCTTAGCTTCAAGACCTAAAACTTTTTCAGCTTTATCAGATGTTCTACTTTCTGGGGTATCAATTCCAGCCAGTCTCACTCTTGAACTAAATGATATATCAAAACCAAGATCGATATCTACATCTATCGTGTCTCCGTCTACTACGTTAGCTACTTTCTTAACATGATATTCGTACATTATAGAAACTTAATCAATTCTGCCCATGTCTTAGGACCAATAATTCCATTTGAATCAACTAGATCATGGTTATCTTGAAATGCAATTACTGCCTTCTTTGTTGCTGGACCATAATCTCCATCTGCAAGAAGTCCAAGTGCCTTTTGTACTACCTTAACTCCCTCACTCTTAGCTCCAGGCTTAATCTGTCCTGGAAATGCTGGTGCTTCTGGTGCTGGAACTTTTGCTGTTACATCGTTTCCTTTATAATTTGGACGACCCCATCCAACAATTGAAACCATAACTTTCTTTTTATTAGACTTATATGCACGAACTTGCTCACATACTTCTCCACCATTGCGCTGTGATCCAGACTTTTTTGAAGATGTATTTCCCTCTAAAGCTGTTACTGTTCCGTCTCCATTATCTTTAACACAAATTCCAACATGTGAAATTCTATCAACACCGTCTCCTGGGAAATCAAAATAAAGTATGTCTCCTGGTTGTGGAGCAGTACCATTATCCGCCTCAAACCATGTGCCCATTTTCTTAAATGCTGCTGCGCCTGCAACTGTTGAAACCGTATTTGGAACCTTTACTCCAGCTTGATTAGCGCACCACATAACATAGCTTCCGCACCAAGGTAAAAAGTTTGCCTTAGTAAATGCACCATATTTGGTTTCGTTATCTTTTGGACCCTCAATAGTTCCTACTTCTTTATATGCAACTTCTATCAAAGCTGCAGCTGTTCCTTTATCTGCCATTTTATTCTCCTCTTAATATTGATTTTTTAATTTTTTTTGAATCCGCTTCTGATGCATATAGTGCGGCTAAATGTGCTTTTGCTGCTGATTGTGTTGGATGGCACCCAACTAGTTTACCGCTATCTTCTTTTACAACAGCATACCCAGCGCAACCTGCTGCCCCTCGTTCTATCTTCCAAGGCATTAGTTCACCGATGTCTTAAGAGATGCTGATAGTTGCCATGACCAGAACTGATGTTGATCAATTCTTTCTGCAATAAAGTTTGCAAGCCCTTGCTCATTGGCTGCATTAGCCATATCAAAACCATCTTTTAAATCTGAAATAATTTTATTATTTGATTCCAACAAATTTCTAACCATTTCTAATGGGGATGTGGTTGGGAAATCATACTTAACATTAGATGTTTGTAGTATTTCATCAATCTGAAATGTTGCTAGCCCGCCAAGTTTTCTTGACCATTCTGCATATGTATCAATAGAATCAAAAGCATCTTCATAAATTTCTTTAAAAAATGCATGTAGCTGCTTAAATAGTATGCCTTCTACATTCCAGTGATACCCGTGTGATTTTGTATAGAATACAAAAGTATTAGCCTGTAATTGTTTTAATTTAAGTAGTAGGTCCATGTTATAAGTATACCATTTCTCTTATTTAGTTCCCCGCCCTAGATTCGAACTAAGATTCCCAGATCCAAATTCTGGTGTCCTGCCATTGGACGAACAGGGAGTGGAGCGGATGATGAGAATCGAACTCACCCCTTCTGCTTGGAAGGCAGAGGCACTACCAATATGCAACATCCGCATTGCGCCCTCGGCAGGAATCGAACCTGCGACGCAGACCTTAGAAGAGTCTCGCTCTATCCGCTGAGCTACGAAGGCATTCCTTAATCGTTTGGAATATCATCCTCGTGCATATCTATTTCAATAAGACCTAATTCTTTTGCCAAAGCATGTCCCTCGTCTGACATTTCAATAGTTGCTTCAAGATCATCATTATAACTAACTCTTATTAAACCAGCTTCATACAGTTGAACTAAAGATCTATCTACATGTTCTTGATGTGCCTGCCATAGATCTGGTGCAATTGTTTTTGCTTTTTCTGTAATTTGAAATATAAATTCTCCACTTTCATCCATCCCTGCCAACTCAACAGCACCAATTTCTAGATACATTGATAGCTTTTCATCATCATCCATATGCTCTCCTTGTGCAACAGGTAGGACTTGAACCTACGATTACCGAATTATGAGTTCGGGGCTTTAACCAACTAAGCTACTGTTGCTTAGTGGTCTATTGTATCGTTCCATCTTCATTTTTGTCAATGGTTTCTTCTACAATTTGTTGTACATATTCGGAAAAATGTTTTCTGACGCTACCCATCGGTCTCACGCCAGCAGCTTTCCATATTCTTTTATATTCTATAACATTTGCAAATGTAGTTGGACATAAAACCGTTCCATTATAATCCTTTAATACTGTTGGTAGCGGAACATGTTTTCCACAGCATTTACATTCTTTAGCTTTTTCTTGATAAGTACTCATATTATCATCATCCTATCCATCGCATCTCTAAGTTCTTCTGGCATTCTAGGTGCCCTTATCATATTGTATGAATTTGTTTCTCCATCATTTTCTGTATGGAAATCATTGTCATAGCTCATCGATTCATATGTATGTATATTTATTTCTTGATTTGTATCAAACTTACTTCTGCTAATAGCATTATAAATTGAACCACAAACTGCATCCGCCAAGTCTTTTGATCCTTTTCTTGGGTGATCAACCCTATCTCTCATAATTTTTAATTGAAGTAATTCATCTATAAGCAATTGAATATGAGGGCCAGTTAATCTTTCCTCTGCTACAACCATAGCCATATCATCATAATGTTTTTTGGCGACAGATAGAATTTCTGTATTGATGCCATATTGTTTTAGTTGTTGCATCATATCGTGAGAATTCCATCTGTCAAAGGTGCATACTCGTATCTTAAATCCACGAGTTCTTAAAGACAAAATATAATCTTTTACTTCTGTAAAATCAACAGACTTATCTGCTGTAGGAGTCCAAAATCTTACTGCATCTATTTCTACCAACGGTGCTGGTTGAGAATATGTATCTGTTACTTTAATGCTAACCCATTTATTTACATGGGCCATTGCTACAGCACAATGGTCATGTTTTTGTGCAAGGTCAACGTGTAAAAAATATTCTTTGTCTGGATCTGGAATAAACCATTCTTCCAGTCTACCAAAATTATCTACGGCAAGATGAGCTTTATTAAATGCCTTTTCAATCTTTTCTCTTGATTTAAAGAAAGCATCCACTGCGTCTGGTGGCATACATGCAAATCTTGATAGAGCATCTAGGGGATTTGTAAAAAATGCCACTTTAAAATCATCAATTTTTCTTACAGGATTAATCTCCCAAGTAGGTCTTTTAATTGCATACACCTTTGGAATCTTATAAGAAACAATATGGTCTTCTTCCCATTCTATTGTGAACTCATTGCCTTCCGTCCCATCTGGTAAATCTTCATCCATTTTAAATTTATAATCACGAATTAATGTTTCTTTTTCTGCCACTACAGCGTTGTATCTTTGCTGTATATAATCATTTTTATATCTAGGAAATGAAAGCAGAATGACTTTTCCAAAATCTGGAAAACGAGAATCAACTGATGCACGATACATATCGTAAATAGCTGCACCCGTTTTAGCTTGCTCATGACCTGTTGTGTTTTCAATTGCAAAGCCTGAAATTTCGTCAAGGATAACTACAATAACGTTATAACCTTCCCATGCTTCACGCTCTGAGTGGCCTGAGTGTACTGTGATTGCCTTATCAAATTTAACTTCTGAAGCCTTATCATTATATTTGCCAGCAAACCAAGGTGATCTATCGATGCGTGTTTTAAATCCTTTGAAGAATACGTTGCTTGCCTGTTGTGAGTTAATAGCAATATTAATAATATCAATGCTATCTCCTGGTGGTTTGCCATAGTATGTTGCTGGATCTTTTAGGCATAACAATAAATAAACAATATAGGCAACAGCAATTGTTGAACAGTAATCTTTTCCCGAACCTTTTCCGAGCTGTGCCACTACTTCATTAGCTGTCTGTTTAAATCTTATCTTTCCCTCTTCTTCTCCAAAAAGTTTGACGAGTGTTGATTCTTTGTAGATTTGCGAACTTTTTTCAATAAGCGTGTATTGATAGTCGGAAAGTTCTGGAAGCCCAAGGTATTCTGGACTTCTAACAAACGTTCTAAGATCGACTGGTTTTTCATCGAACTCCTCTCCGTCAAGCATGTCGATGAGATCATTAAAATCAAACGACATCTGATTCCTCTGCTGGGACTGATTCAATTACTCCAGTTATTTGAGATAATCTTTTTGCAACATCCATTTTGCATTTAGGACATGTTGAAGTAACTTCTTTTAAAATCTTAACCAGGATCTCTTGTTTTCTTTCTGTTTCGGCAATTTGAGATGCAATTTCATTATTTTCAAGTACACCTACTGATTGAAGCATACCAATTCTTTTTGTTTCTATGTCTGCAATTAGTTTTAATGCTGTAGCCTTAACACCTAGCTGACCCGCCTGATCTGCATCTTCTACAGTCTTCCATGACTCTTTGATAAGCATGGCATAATGCTGATCCGCTCCAGAAATTGCTTCTCTGGCACGGTCTCTGATATTGCTATCATTATGTACCACATCTTTCCAGTCATCAATAAGCTCTAAAACTTCTTTACGCTGGATTCCAGTAATAGTGGCGATTTGTGTAGGAGTACTTCCTTTAAGAAGTTCTTCAACCACTCTATTCATTCTATCAAAATGTTCTGATAATTCTATTTCGCTCATTAGTATATTATACTTTCAGTCGACTAAAATGTCAATTAGATTTAGCCTTTGCAATCTTATATAAAACTAAATATCCAATAAGATCATCAATATCATTGTCTCCTGCGTAACCTTGATTATTCTTAACTCTATTTAATTTATCATCAATTCTAACTTTTAATTGCTCTGTTGAATCCGCCGTTGAAAATATTCTGGCAGGCTCTAATGCTGAGTTGCCATAAGATATATTCTTTTCAATTAACATTTGAGCAATCTCATGACAAGCTGACCAAATTTTATGACCCGCTGGAGCCCCCACTGATTTTAAATATAAATCAGAACAATGAAACTCTTTAACATCTTCCCATACTGGATTTAACATTTTATCTCCTAATTAATTCAAACCGTAGGTCATTATTTTCCCTACCTAAAAAAGTTACTTGGAATAAAGGAATATTATCCCAATAGTACCGCCCAAACAATTTATATAAATCTTTATCTGGATCAAAATAATCAAATGTTTCGTGATGAAATACTTTTTTATGAGTAGGATCACGATAAGATAATTCATTATCCCAGGCAGGCAATCTCAAAATAAGTTTACCACCAACTTTAAGTATTCTATGACATTCAGATAACCAATCTACAATTTCAATACTTAAATGTTCAAATACATCAATTGCATAAATTTCATCCCATTCTTCATTATCACATGGCCATGGAATATTTTGTAAATCCCAAGCAACATCTATCCATTCGGAATGTTTTATTCTATCATGATGTACGGCATTTTGTAAAGGGACGGATCCTGACCCTAATTCAAGTATTTTCATCGTTTTTTAATTAGTCCAAACTGATCTAAGTATCTTTGTATGGTCATAGCAGATACATTGCATTCCTTTGCTATCTCTGTAACTGTCTTTTTTTGCAGGACATATCTACGATATAGCCACTCTTTACTTTGATAATATTTCATCGTTCCGTCAATATACTATTTGAATAATGTGCAATTCCGAATGAATCTGCCACATCAAAATCATTTAAAGATAAGTTATACTTATTATTAAAGTAGTCTACTGTTCTTTGTTTACGCATATTACGTAATTGGTTTTGATACCATGAGTCTGCATACCCTGGATTCTTTAATCTGATAGCCGCCTTTTCTTCTTTTGTAGGATTTTTATTTCCTATGTAAGCCTGCCAAGAAGAGGGGGATATAGTAATAACTTTGGCCCCAGTGGACATCAACTCTGCAATTACCACTCCATAGACATATGATAATTTAATTACAGCATCTGCTGATTTAACAAATACTGCACCTTCAACAACAATGTAATCAGACTTCAGTTGATCAAGCATAGATCCCATTTTAACCTTAGCATCATATATTTTTTCATAAATATCATTACCCGCTAGATTTATTTTTCCCCATTTAAGAGGAACATCATTTTCCATCAAACAAAAAGCAATAGAGTTTGTAGAAGCATCTATGCCTAGAACCCTATTTGCCTGTGTCTTCTTTAAACTAGCTAACGTCATCAATCATCCTAAATAATTTATTTTTATTTTCAAGATTAATATTTTTCTCGCAAGTGGCACATAAATTAGACTTATTGTATCTACTCAACTGAATTTTACATTTAGCACATGGACGTAAAGCTCCATTTCTGATTGCTTTACGCTCATAATATTTTTCCATGATTCTACGGTTAGTTGCAATTCTGCAGCATTCGTCCGTACAGTATTTTTGATTATGAGTTTTAGGATCAAACTCTTTTTTACATTCAGAGTTTGCACAAATCATATTGACGGTACCTCAAATTTTTCAATTTGAACAGTTCCAACGGGGGTGTCTTTTGAATAGCATTCCTTTTTAATAGGGCAATATGTACAAGGCATTTTTGTTTTTGTTGCCCCTGCTGGCTTCATTGGAAGATCACCATCTTTAAAGTTGTCCCATACTTCACACATCCATATAAATGTATCTTCAATTATTTTAGTATTCCGCTCATTCATTGAAACTGGTATAACCAAAACCTCTTGAGTATTTTTATTTTCATAAAGGAAAAAACCTTCTTTAGCATTTTTTAACTTCATATAAGTTAATATTTGAAGCAAATGATTTGCCGTAGGCTTCATTTCAGATTGACGTGTATCCCATACCTCTTGTTTAGCTGTTTTTATTTCTCCAATAACAGTTTCTCCGTCATACTCCATAATCAAATCTATAAAGCCACGGATAGGAGGATACTCATTAATAATCTCTTCTTCTTCTGCTCTAAACTGTGGCATAGTAGAAATAAGCTTTT